CATATGCTTGAACATCTTCATTATCAATGTTACCAACAAATATTTTATAAACACGTCTTTCTGGTGCTCTAGTTACACGATAAACAAGCATTGCATCCTCAGCTAATATTAATTGTTTCCAGATACGTCTAGTTTTTTCTAAGAAAGAAGTACCATATGGTAATTTCCTATCATCACCTAATAATCGAAAATGGGCTATTTGCCATGAGTTAAAAGTAACATCTTTACCTTTCCAGAAAAATTTAGTTTTATTACTTTTTTCATCTGCGTTAACCCCCTCTAATTGAGATGGGGATATGATTCCATGAACATCATTTTCTCTACGTTCTATTTCGAAGTTAGGTAATTGTCTACCGCCTACAATACCAGCGTCTTGGTCAATATTTAAATGAACGAAATTATCACCATATTTACATAGGTTTCTAGTCCACATTGGTAATGAAGTATGTATATCTAACCTATTAATAAATAAATCTTCTAATATTCTTTTAACACGCTTGCTACCAGAATAAACATTAATAATATCACCTTTATCATTCGGGGTTGTTGATTCTTCCATGAATATATCTAACGTTGCTGATATTTCAGGGTAAAATTCCATTGTTTCGAAATCTGAATAAGAACCAATTCTAGTCGTTTCATAATGAATCGCTTGTTGATATAACTCACCGTCAACTTTATTCCATAAATTATTTAAGTATTTATTTTGTTGAGATTGTAATTTAGCAGTATTAAACTCACCCTTATCTTGGGTTTTTAATATTTCACCTTTACCTAATGAATATCTATTTGTTTTTTTTACATTTGGGTTTAAACCATCTTTACCAAAAACATTATTAAGTTTTTGAAATATTGTTAATTGTTGTTTTGCCATTATATTTATTTTCTATATTATACTAAATATCTGAATTAAATCAATAGTATTCAGTTATTATTTACTCCCACTAAATAACCACATGTATTGACCTGTTGGGTCTTGCATGTTTTTAGAGACTTGGGGTGTAAAATTAGGTTTCTTAATTGATTTTTTATTCCTATCCTTTCTAGATACAAAGTCATCACCTTTATATCCAGAGTCAGGTGTTCTATCACTAGCGTTTGACATTAACCAACCACTTAACATAGCTTTACTCTTTTCTTTTGCAACGGTTAATTTTTTGAATGAATTTTCAATAACCCATAATGCGTAGGCTAACGCCATAAGTAAATCGTCATGATAACCATCCATATGGTCAGCTCTACCACCTTTGAAAACAAATGTTTTCATTTCAGAAGTTAGTCTACGTGAACGAATTTTAATACCGTCAGTTCTAACCATCATTTCTAAATGACCAATAACTGGGGTTCTTACACCAGAAGCACAGTTAAAACCTGGGTATTTACCCTCATTTGTATATGTGGTTATTCTACTAGTTAATTTATCTAAAGGTTTATTAGTGGTATCACCATAATATAAATTAGGTGTACCCAATTCCATACACTTATTAATAGTACCAACACCAATTCCACCAGTAATATCAACTACAACCAAGGCATCGTAAATCCTAGCATATTCATCAACTATATAACCCAATAAATCAGCTTGTAACTTACCTTTATATTCCATTACTTGTGTCATTGTAGTGAAATCCACAATTACTATGGTAGATGAATCTTGACCATCACCCCTAGCTACATCTGAAGATAGTATGTATTGGTGACCTGCAATGGGTTTTTCCCATATCCAAATATCACCTTCATGACCAGAGGTGTACAAAGGCTCTTTAACATTAAACTTCTCTTGGTGAATAATATATTTATCATGAATAACATTACCCCCAGAACCAATAAAGGATACATCCAACTCTTGGGCAATCATACGTTTATTATTATTCATACCACGACACATAGCTCTATACCAACTTGAACTAGGGCTATAACCCCTTTTAATCATTGCATCAAAATTGTCATGAGTGTATTCAACTTCATCAATAACATCATCATCATCTTCATCGTTAATCCAAATCAAATCTCTAATCTTACTTTCTTGATTCATAGTATATCTAGGGTCTTGATACCATTTCATTTCAATTACATGGAAATCATTATCACCACTCTTAGCTTGCTCATATGTCTTATAGTACAATTCATCCATACCATTTGGTGTTGAAACCAAAGAAGCCCTTCCACCAGTACCTAAAGCAGTTAATGCCGCACCAAACACGGTAGCTCCATTATCAATAAACGCTGCTTCATCCATAATTAACCAAGTAGGTGTAAAACCCCTTAACGCATCTTTAGATGTCGCAACAGCCCTTACTCTACTACCATTAGGTAATTTAAGTTCTTTTTTAGATTCGGTTGAGTATATTGTTTTGGCTTCTTTTTCAGGTGTACCGTAATAATCACCACCCCATACCCATCTTGGGAATTGAGATATAAAGTCTTTAATTTTATCTAAGAATTCAAATGCCATATCTTGCTTATTTGCAAGAATTAGAATTGCCTCTGGGTTATTAGGGTTAGCAAATAAAACTTTAACTGCGGCATAAGCGGCAGTTGTAGTAGATACACCAGCTTGTCTAGGTTTTGTTACCATAGTAAACCTATGTTCACGATAAGCATTTACTATATCTATTTGTTTTGGAAATAGTTTAAAAGGTACGAACCCTTCTTGAGTCTTATCAAAAGTTTTTAAATATTCAGTAATCGCATAACATGGGTCCATTAAACATTTACCATATTCTTCTAATATTTCACCACTTGTAAGCATACTTTTTTATATATAAATATACTAAAACTGCTTATAAACCCTCAAAAACAAAAAAAGAGCACATGATGTGCTCTTTTAATTATAATATTATTTGTGGTTTAAGTTAAAACCAATCTTCATCATTTAAGTTATCTAAATCTTCAGGGCCTAAATAATCATCATTATTTAACATATCCATAGCATTATCAAAATCATCATTTTTTAAATCATCTTTGACTTCTTCTAATAGTTCATCAATCTTAGCTTTGCCAGACCTAGTACCCATAAGGATTTCCCTTAAAGATTCGTTAAATTCGTCAACTGGCAATGAAACTAATTCTACATAAAGGTGATGTTTTAGAGCAAAATCTTCAGGTGGTATTGTATCACAAAACTTTTCCCATATAGGGGGTCCTAATCTCATATCCCAACTTTCAGCAGACATAAAATCAGCTTTGTCTAAAACAAATTGAGCTACTTTAGAATCTTTAGGTAATCCGTGATACGATAAAATTTCCATAACACCCTTTACTATTTCATGAATTAACACTGGTAATGTCATAGCCTCAACACTAATCTTAGGTTTATCACCTTCAGATTTAGGGAATTCAACATTTACAACACCACCAATAATTCTAGGTTTAGTGTCATCATTAATAAAATACATATAATCAGCACCAGTCATTAATTTAGCGTAACTAGATGGTAACAACGGTTCTAAATCTTGTAATTCTTGGTCAATCATATGAAACATATGGTTAGTTTTCTTAGCCGAACCTTGAATTAATGCGTTAATCATTCTACGTTTATAAACTTCTTTATTAGCTTGAACATATTCTTCGTGATTATCAAATTCAATATCGGTTGTTGGTTTAAGTTTCAACGCTTCAATATTTTTATTTATTGACATATCAGTAGTTAACTTAGCTTCAATTTCAACATCATCTTCATCCACATCAAATTCCTCTCTAACTAATTTAATAGCTAATTCAATTAGATGGTCCTTATGTTTACTCTCTAATTTAATAATTTGTAACAATAATTGACTTTGCTCTTTTAAAAATGTTATTGGGTCAATACTGTCAACACCATGGTGTCTTTTAAATGATTTTAAAACGTCAGTAAAACGTTTAGACATTAATTTCTCTTCAAAATTACTTTCATCATCATCTGGAAATGCTGGGTGATTACCCAACGAATGATTTTTTTCTCTAAGCTGTGCAGCTAAACTAGGGGACATTCTTTCGTCATGACCATCCTCATAAGTAATCCTACTTTCAGTCATCAACTTACCCTTTCTAGGTTTACTTATGGCTTTGATAGCAATAAATTTATATTTATTTGACATTATTTTTTGTTTTTTAAGTAGTTTATTAAATCTGATTTTTTTATTCTAGGATTTATATTCTCAGTTACTTTTATTGATGGCGCACCATTTTCTTTCAATTCTTTCATCAAATTATCAAATCCTTCATCCATTCTTCGTTCCTCTCTTTCTTCATCAAAATCAAATAAATCAGGGTCATGAAAATCCTCATCTTCATCATCACCTTCACGTACTATCATGTTTGCAAACCCCTTTTCTTTAAGTGCCCCTATAAAGTTTTTTAACATACCCTTAATTTCAGCCTTTTCCTCATCACTTTTATTAAACATATTGATACCAAGTGAGTTAATTACACCAGATAAATCAACTTTAGCATCTTCACTTATATCAGATTCATTAGTTGACTCTGGCTCTGAAGTTAAAATTAAATCATCATCAGCTACTTGAGCATCAATTTCATACTTATTATTTTTATAAGTTTTGATATCAGTTGAAATATCAATTTCTTTTACTTTTCCTTTTTTATACATTTTTATAATCTTTTTTAAATTCTATTCTTATATCCCTTTCATATAATTTATTGTTAACCTCAGTTAATGATATACCAAAAGGGAAAACCAATCTATTTGTTGGGTATTCTTCCAACCCATCGATATTTTCCCAAGCTAATGGAATTACACCATCGGTTGAATCCCACATTGAAAATTGTTCATTGTTTTGGGCAACTATTAAATTACTATTAATTTCTATTTTACCAACTTGTTTAACTATATCACCACTAGGTGATGTAGGGTTTCCTGATGCTGGATAAGAATCCCATCCTTCTGCATCAATATTATCTACTGAATCGCTAAATATGAACTCGTAGAAGTATTTATCTTCATGGTCAAATCCTATTTCATGTACATATATTAAATATAAATCCCCCATTAAACTTCTTCAATTACAGGTATTTCTCCGTCAGTAAACTGAGCTTCAGTAGTATACCCCTTAGTGTTCATATCAATTGCACCATCAAATTTACTTACTAATACGTAATATTGTTTACCATTAGATAATATATCTGTTTGATAAATATATCTAGAATCCTCATCCCCAGAATTAAGGTTAGTTATTTCACCAGTATTTAAAAAATTGCTAACAAATCTATCAGGTTCGCCATAAACGTCAAATTTAATTGTAACTGAATTTCCGTCTTCTGAAAATCCAGAATCTTTCACAAATTCGATATCACCACTTTTTTTTTCAGCCTTTGGTTTTGGGTCTGGAATTTGTTCAGGGATAATTCTATATGGCTTACTTCTCCTAGTTTTTCTTTCAGGCATTACTGTTGGGTCAACTTTTGGTGCGGTTTGAGGTTCCACTGAATTTAAACTTTCTTTTACCATTTCCTTTATGTTAATTTTACCTACAATATTACTCTTTTTTTCGATATTTTCCAAATTTAAATACTTATTTTCTTCCATACCATCATCATCAACACCTAATGAGGCATTTTGGAATACAGTTTTACCGTTAAAATTTGGGTTGTGGGACTCACCCATATCAATACCACTTAAATCCATCCCACCTTCTTCAGTGTCATCAGCTACGTCATTAGCCCCATCATCAGTTCCGTCATCAGTTCCGTCATTAGTTCCGTCATTAGTTCCGTCATCATCTTTACTATCACTAGTAGATGAAGATTTAACTTTAGCGATAATATCAGATTGGTCTTGTTGGTCCATTTTACTTGAATTAGTTGCGGATAAGACAGAGTTGATTGCAAATTTTTCTAAATCAAAATCTGGTTCTCCTAAGTCTTCCGTATACTTCCTAAGTGATTGACCTAATTTACCTGATAATTGTTGTATAAATTTTTCTGGGTTATCCTCTTCTGATGTTTCAACACCAGCGTCAAAAGGGGTGTCATCAAAGGGTTTCTCACTTGACGGAGCTTCTTCATCACCAAATCCATCATCTAAACCTTCACCACCAGAAATAGGAGAACCCATGTCTTGGGCTTGTGGCTCAGGAGATGGGTTATCTAATTTAAGTTTAAACTTAGTTTCGGTTATACTTTTTTTTTTGAGCTATTTTCGCCCTCTTCAATTTTTTTAATTGCAGTTGTAATGCTAAGTTTTTGGCTTTCACTTAAAACTTCACCATTTAATTGACGAATAATATTATCAATTGCTCTTTCACTTTCAGTTAATTCTACACTATCGTCTTCTGAAATTTCTTCATCTTCCTCTACAACAGGTGGTGTATCCACATCAGGATTACCAGTTTCACCAGAATCGTTGATGATTTCGTCATCGTGTCCATCATTTTTACCTTCATCTTTAACAGTACCTAATAAAGTATCTGGTTGACTTGGCTTTGGATTTTCATTATAAGATTCAAAAGATTCGGCTAATAAATTATCATTCTTTAAAACATTAATAGGGTTAGTTTTATTTAACGCTTCATTAAGGCTTAAAAATTTAAGATTTAATTGTTTAGTTGCTTTAGAGTAACTATCAAATGATTTTTCAGTTTTATTTTTCAAACCACCAACATACATAAAATCTTCAGCAATTAAGTTTTCTTTTTTATTAGAAACTTTAATAAAATATTTGTGGTTCTCTCTAACGATACCATAAACTTTTCCATCAGGACCCATTTTAGTTAATTCAACAACAGAAGTTTTAGTGTTTTCATTAATTGAAGATACACCCATTAACTTTTTCATTCGATTAAGTTGGTTATTACCTTTTAATCCCACTGGTCTAATATTATTTTTTTTCATGTTTAATTTTTATTTTATCCGTTTATTACTGAAGGTGCGATTAATCTTTGTTTACCTAGAACAAATACATTGGTAGTGCCACTAATACTTTTAATCAAAATATCAATTTGTCCACCAGCAATCATAGGTACAGTAGTACCATTAATTATTGGGGATGCCGCAGCATTAGCATATACTTTTGTATATACATATTCAGTTAAATCAGCGTCAGCTGATGCATGTATTACTTGTTCTAAATACCTCATTATAGTACCTTTTATTATATAAATATAACTAAAGATAGTAAAAACCCCGTTTTATTTAATTTTTAAACTAGCCTTATCAACTTTGAATGTAATTTTTACATTTGAAACTTTATCACTATTATAATTTAAGTCACCAAAACTAACGTTTTTTATATAACCCTTAACACTCCAAACTTCAATAGGATTACCAGTTGGGTCTAATTTTTCAATAAAACTTTATTAATAAATATTGAAAAATCATTTTTTATAAGATAAACAATTTTTAATTT